CGCTGACACCCGTAAGGCCCGTTTCAAGGCTTGTTCCGACGCTTCCCGTCGCACCCGTTGCAGCGTTGCCCGTGAGCGTGACGCTTTGCTGGGTGCCGAGGCTACCGACGCCGCCTGTTCCGGTGACGCTGGTGACCGGGAGGCTGTCCCATTGCGCGTCATCCCATGTACCTGTATTCCACGGCCCTTTTGCCACGACTCATCACGCAATCCGCAGAAGCGCGGTTGACGCATCGTTGGTCGGCATGGTCAGGATGAAGTTACCCGCCGTTACCGTCTGCGACCCGAAGGTGTAGACCGCTACCGCTTTGTCGGCCTGCGTGCTGTTGTATATCAACACAGCGTCAAACGCCGTGGTCAGGGTCACCCCGGTATAGGTCAGCGAGGCAGAGGGTGTCCAATACGCCGTGGTTCCCGTTGAGGTGGGCGCTGTGGCGTTGGAGACGGTGATGCCGCCTGCGCTATACCCCGCGCCCGAAACCTCTCCAGAGGCGTTATAGGCGGTCGTGGCAGCGTTAACGGTAGCCGTGGCCTCGTAGAGCGCAGCCTTGAAGGTGTCCTTCGCGGTCGAGCCACGGGTAGGCGGTGTGCCGATGGCGTGTACGCCGCCGAGGATTTCGACCTTAAACGAGGTACACATTGCCTGCGTGTTAGGCATCAGAATTTCTCCAGTTCGCCAAAGAGGGGCGGGGCTTCCTTTAGGTGGACATGGACAGACCGATGCACCAACTCGCCCTCATGCCAATATTCCACCCAACGGGTATGTTCGTGGTCGTTGTTAACCTCGCCCTCGCGCTTATCCAGCAGGGCTTCGTCCATCATCCCCTTGGTCGTCGTAATCATTGCAGTCGCGGCTCCAGTTCAAGGGCTTGCTGCACCGCCTCCACGCCCACCGCACGCCCATCAGGGCCGCGCACGATGCGTTTGGGGGCAGTCAGCGTGGCAAGGGCAGTACGCACGCCCTTCATGTTCTCGTCGTTGGACGATGCCATCTGACCGTAGAGCGCCACGAGGTTCTGCATCGCCTGCCTTACCTCGCCGCCCATGTCCTGCATGACGCGCTCGGTGACGGCTTGCTGCTGCTCCAGAGCGGGGATGTCGAGGCCGGGGTTAGCCGAGATACGGGCGACCATGACCTTTGTGGCAGCGTCCAAGTCGGCTTTGTACTTCGCCATTTGCTGCTCTGCGGCGATTTTCTGCTGTGCAAGTTGCGCCTCAAACTGCTGCTTCATCTGCTCCAGTTGCTGGTCATTCTGCGCCTTGAGCGCCTCGACCTGCGCCGATTGCTGCAACTTGGCCTGCTCAATCTGCATGAGCATCTGCGACTTGGCCTGTTCAGCCTGTGCCTCCATCTGCGCCTGTTGCGCGGCGGGGTTCTCACGGGGCTGCGCTGCCATCTGCTTCAACTGCTCCGTTGCAGCGTCAATCGTACCCTCAAGCGGACGCGCCGCCTTGAACGCCTGCACGCCGTACTTGAGCAAGTCCATCATCACCGGGACAAGTTCCGGCGAGGCTTGACCGACCGGCAACGCCTGCTGCAAGAAGCCGCCGAAGGCTTGCAGGAACTGGAGCCTGTCCTGCTTCTCTTGCACCTCATCAATCTGCACAAGGCTGTCAGCGGCGATGTCGATGCGGAAATTACGCAGCGGTTTGTCGCGGATGAGTTGCAACGCCTGCGGGATGAGCGCCTTGTCAGCGTCCGACATCTGCTCTGCGGCAGAGTAGGCGAGGATAGTCTGCGGCTGGTACCGCATACACATCACTTGCGCCTTAAGCCTGATGACCTCGGTTGCAAAGAGCGCCACATCTTCCTGCATCGACCGCAAGCGCAAGCCAGCGTATTGACCCTTGATTTGCTGCGCCGTCGCCGTCTCTGAAGCCGCAGATTGACCACGGATGATGTCGCTGATGCCCGTGATTTCGTATATCTGACCCTTGATGTCAGCGCGTGCTTGATAGCATTGAATGAGCGCCTGCGCGATGGTGTCGAGCGGCAGCAGGTCAACGCTGCCCTTCAAGCCGCCCTTCTCGCTAAACGCCGCCCATTTGTCCACCGGAATGAGGGCGTTGTTGTCGCCCTCGGTCATCAGCCGCTGCAACGCCGGTTGGCTGGCATCGTACACGCCGCGCACACGCAGCGCCTTGACCAAACCATCAATGCGGTCGGAGAGGATGTCCAACTCCATGGCCTGGTCTTGGTACAGCACGAAGTCGGGGACAGGCACAAGGTTGTCCGAGGTCGTCGTGGCGTAGAGCGGCTTCGGGCAGGGGAAAAACCCCTCGAAGTTGAGCGGGTCGTCACGCACATCAATGAAGTGCGACATACCCTTCGACAACCAATAGACCTTTAGCGTCTCCTTGTCCCAAAGTTCGCAGATTTTGGCGAGGTTGTATTGCCGCTTGCTGTCGCGGTAGGCGTTGAGCGTCTCCGGGCCTTGGTCGGTCGGTATCTGACGCGCCATTTCCTCGCCGAAACGCTCTACAAGCGCCTCACGGGTCATGTAGACCCAGCGCCATACCTGCCCCACCTCTTCCCAAGTGCGGCCCTGTGAGTGTCCAAAGTCCTTCCAATGGACATAATCGACCGGGGCGCGTTCGTACTCAATCTGCTCAAGCGGTGGCGGTGCGCCCTCGCCCTGTTCGATGGCAGAGGTGATAGATACGCCATCGTCCTCTACGCCAATTGGGGCAACATGAGGCTCGTACCGCACCCATGCCGTGCCTCGACCGCCGAGGAACCTGTCCTCAACATCGTATTTCATGGTCGAGCGGAAATCGGGGTAATGCTCAATCTCAAAGTCGATGGCGCGTTCGACCAGCCGTGCAGCGACACGCCCAACGGGGTCGTTATCGCCAAAGCGTCTGCTTACATCAGCCTTCGGCAGTTTGGCGTAGACGGCAGGGATGAGCGTCTGGACATTGCTCCAGAGGATGTTGAACTTGGCGGTTTCGTTGCCGCCCGAGCCTCTGGTGTCGTCGCGGTAACGCTTGACGAGTTTCTTTACCCGCGCCTGCCACTTGGCAAACTCGTTCTCGTAGGTGCCGATGACCCGCAGGTACTTCTCAAGTTCTTGGCTAACGCGCTCGTCCATCTGTCAGTCCTTCTTGTTTCGCGCAGAGATGGCTCTAGCCTTTGCCTTCGCATCTTCCTTGCTCGACGCACCCCAAGCACGCAGCGCAAGCGCAAGGCGGGTCGGCTTGCCGTTTTTCTCCATCGGCCCAGCCATGTTCCCCATGCGTGCGAGGAACGATGCGCGGCGAGGATTGTCGCCGCCCTTCACCGGGGGCTTGAGCGTGCCGCCCGTCTCGGCTTTGTAGGAAGCGCGGCCCTTGGCGTTCAAACCGCCCTTCGGGTTCTTGCCTTCCTTACGCTGCCACGCTGCGCTCATCAGTAACCCTTTTTCTCTGGTTTAGCGGTCTTGGCAGACTCGCGGAACGCCTTCGCGGTCGGCGCACCAGCCTCTCCGGGCTTACGCATCCTCTCGCCGGAGCCAGCCTTGATACGCTCCTGCTTCGCTAGGATGTTGGCGTAGAGTCCGGGTTTGCGGTTCATTTGCTAAACAAGCCAACTGCCAGCACGGCAGCGCCTGCACCCGTCGTGACCTTCCACGGGCCGGTAGCCGCGTTGAGGCCAAGTTCCACGACATACACGCCAACAGCCGTACTCGCTGGGATGGAAAGGATAGTCGTGCTGCCGTCGATGATGCTAACGGTTGAAGTCAGCGCCGTTGATACCGTCACCACGATGCGATGAAGGTAATCGTTTGCTGCGCCGTTGGTGCCAAGCACCTGCGCGGTTTGCGAAACGGCGACCGTCTCGTAGGGGTATTGATACGGAAGATTTACGCCACTCATATTCGCGCCCTCCTTGAGACGCTACGCTCGTGAACCTGCCACATATCGTTTAGCGTGACCTCATTCTGTGGCCCAACAATCAAGGTCTTGCTCTCTAACGGCCTCTGCGCGGACGGTTCAGCCCTCCACGCAACGGCAAGCATACGGAAAGCGTCGGCAGGGTGTGATGTCCAATCGTGTCGGGGTGATGCCCTGAACGCTTTCTTGTCCTCATCATACTCTCGTTGATACTGGCGTAAAGCCTCAATTCCGTCGCCACATTTTACGGAATTGAACCAAGTTCGGGGCAACATCTGGCGAATTGCTTGGATTCCGTCCTGTAAGCCAATGTTTGGCACCACGGACAAATGGTTGATGCCGAGATGGTCAGCCAACTGCTCTACGATGCTGCGCCCCGTCTGTAGGCTCTTGGCGCGTGCGTCATGCGGCAGGTAATGCTTGCCGTAGGTGTAACCCTTGTTAACGACTACCTCTGCAATGGCGCGGATGTCTGCACCCGAGACGGCGTAGAAGTCGATGACGCGCACCTCGCCGCCCACGACCTGATACCACCAGATAGCCGTGTCGTCGCGGTAGCCCAAGTCCCATGCGGTGTGTACCGGATACCCCGGCTCGAAGACTACACGCTCGTTAATGCGCGGTTCTGCCTGTCGCATCTCTGTGCCGAAGAACGCGCCAAGGATAGCCGCCTCGAAACTGCACTCGTACTCTTGGAGGTATTGGTCTTCCGACAACTGCGCCTTTGCCGCGTTAAGTTCGCTCTGGGGCAGCAGGCCTGATTCGCTGGCAGGTAGGCGTAAGACAAACCACTCGTCTGGGATGCGCCGTGCCGTCTCGTAAATGTCCCAGAACTGGTTGCGCCCCTTCGGCGTACCAGCCATGACGCCCCATGCGCCTTTGTCTGACATAGCGGGGCGAATTACGCTTCCAAACACCGAAGGTTTGAAGTCGCCGTATTCATCCATGTAAACACCGTCAAAACCAAGACCGCGCATAGCATCTGCGTTATCCGCGCCAAACAGTCGTATTTTTGCGCCGTTGATTAACTCCAAAACAAGTTCAGACTCGTTAATTTCCCGCGTTACAGGTCGAGCGTAATACTTAAAATAGTCCCACGCTACGGCTTTGGCCTGCGACCTATACGGCGCAATGTACGCATACAAAGGGTTCTGGCTTTTAGAAAAAACGGCAGCACGCACAATGTCGTTAACCGCCGCTACTGTTTTGCCAGCGCGACGATGAGCCACAAGGCAAGCCCACCGCTTCGTTCGCTCATGGAACGGCATGAACACCCGACGAGGGGCATACGGGATAGTTACTGCGGAGGCAGCCATGTAATCGTCAGGTCTTTGCCGTCAGCGCCAGTTAACTCGTTTTTATCGCGTTGCCCAAGGTACTGTTTGCCGAGCCATACCAACATCGTGGTGTTGCCCTCTTCAAGCGCACGCCATTGGTGCCGCCGCAGGGACATCTTCCCGTTCTCCACACCGCTTTTATAGATTTCGCAAAACTTCTCATCGCGGAGTAGCGTATCCACGCTGCAACCAAGCCACGCGGCAATCTCGCTCTGGGTGCATTGAATACCCGCCAACTTCTTGACCGCCTCGTAGTCAATCTCAAACCGGGGGCGACCGCCACCCTCCCCTTGATGCCCTTGCTTTGGCTGGCCCGTGCGCTTGCTGATGGTTTGTTTTTTGCGATGGTTGCTCATGCTGCGGCCTTAAAGGGTTCGCCTGTGGACTCAAGCACGGCCTTTTGGCCGGTAAAGTCTTCCCAGCGTTTAACGATGACATCCACATACTTGGGGTCTAACTCCATGATGCGGGCTATACGACCATTCTTTTCGGCTGCGATTAGGGTTGTGCCGCTGCCCCCAAAAGAATCCAACACAATATCGCCGCCTTTCGTGTTGTTGAGCATTTGATACTCAAACAAGGCGACAGGCTTCATCGTCGGGTGCTCGCGGTTTTGAGAAGGTTTGTCAAATTCGAGAATAGTGGTTTGTTTGCGGTCAGACGCCCATAGGTGTCCTGCACCATCTTTCCAGCCATATAAACACGATTCGTGTTTGGCTTGATAATCCCACCTCCCCATCACTAAGGAACTTTTTTTCCAAATTAACAATTGCCGGTCTTTCCATCCCGCATCTTGGCAAGCCAATCGGAAATTTAGCCCTTCTTTATCAGCGTGCCAAATGTAAAACACGGCACCCGGCTTCATTACCGTGTCAGCCGAAACAAAAGCGTCCCGCAAAAAAATTCTAAATTCCGCATCGCCCATATCATCGTTTTGAATTTTTAAGCCCGTTCCACCTTCATACGCCACATTGTAAGGCGGGTCGGTTAGGAGCATATCCACCCGTTGTTCCGCGCACAAAAATTCTACTTGGGTTTGGTCAAGACTACTGCCGCACATCACCCGGTGCTTTCCACACACCCATACATCGCCCAAGCGCGTGACAGGCTCTATAGGCGGTTCTGGCGTATCGTCTGGGTCAGTTAACCCTTCGGTACCTTCATCGGCTAATAGGGCGTCTATCTCGTCCGTGTTGAAACCCGTTAGGTCTAGGTCAAAGTCCAATGCTTTGAGGTCAGCCAACTCCAGTTTAAGCATGGCATTGTCCCAACCGGCGTTTAACGCAAGTTTATTGTCGGCAATGACATACGCACGCTTTTGAGATTCAGATAGATGCGATAGCCGAATACAGGGAACTTCGGTTAATTTCAGTTTACGAGCAGCCATGACGCGCCCGTGTCCGGCAATGATGCCGTTAACCTCGTCTATGAGGACGGGGTTGGTAAACCCAAACTCGCGGATGCTTGCGGCAATTTGGGCTACTTGAGCATCGTCATGCGTTCGGCTGTTTTTCGCAAACGGGACTAACTCACTTACCGCAATGTTCTCAAGTTCCATTACGACAGTTTACTTCTGTTTACCGTGCCGCATCAACCTGTTAATCCCGCTTAAGTATCTTGACCTTCTTTTCCTCACCGGGGAACACGACGAAGTTGCGCGGCCCTTTCGGTTTGTTCTCCGTATGAAATAACCCCGGAATTCCAAATTTCTGCAAATGCTTTTCTTGACCACGAGCCATTGGGCCTGCCAAAGCAGACGACTGGATGTTGATGCCTGCTTTCTCTAACGCTTTTTGCACTTGTGGGCTTTGCTGATTAATAGGCTTTTCACCATCAATCATGCGGTCAATCATTTCGTCAGGCAAATCTGCTTTGTACAGCGAACCTTCGTTTTTTGAATACCCTTTGTAATGTGTAAGCGCCGCCTCATATACAGGTCGTAAAGATTCTTGCACTTGATTGTTTTTTAAGAAATTTTCTGGTTTTTTGTTTTTTCGTACCCAATCTAAAATGTGGTGCGAAACTCGTTCGGCATCAAACAAATTTACGCCTGTTTTTTCTTTTGCGATAAAAGCGGCGGCATTGGCTACTGCGTAAGGCTCTTCGATTTTGCCGTCTTTTTTCAAGTTAACTCGTTTGTAAGTTGCAGCAGCCTCTGGACGCTCAATTAGGTAAATCCCTTGCCCGTAAATTTGCGCCCCCTCACCCGTACCTATCTTGCTAGCGTCAAACTCGCCTAACGGGTTGGCTTCGGTCGGCTCAAAGCGATGCGGTGTGCCGTGGTACACATCTAGTTCAGCGATAGGGGCGGTTTTGCGTAGCGCGGCGGCTATCCGCAGCGGGTTAACAAATTCACCCGCGAATTGACCCATTGCCCGAGGGCTTTCAAACGCCTCTACAACTGGGTCAACAACAACCGCTTTAGCCGTCTGTACGGGCTGCGTAACCAGAGCCTTACCCAATGCACCAACCCCCTGCGCCGTAGCGTCTAGACGCGGCGTAGGAGCGCGTGCGGCGGCTGCATCAGCAAACTTTGCCGTCGTCATACGCCCCATGTTGGGGTCGCTTGTCAGCGCCTCGTACGCAAGTCCTCCGACGCTCCTAGCACGGTCTGCGAGGGTATCAACTACCCCGCCACCGAAGTCAGCGGCACGGTCGCGCATCTGCTGGAGGTATTGCAGCGCGGCAGCGTACTTTGACGGTTCCGCTTTCTTCGCCATTATTCGAGGTTTTCGAGTTTGTACTTGAGGCTCGTCACCGCATCAACCACGGCATCGAACAGGTTAACAAGGTCGCTGTCCTTCGGGAGTGAGCCTTTGATTTCGTCGAGGAAGGTCAGCAGCGACTTCACATACGCCTTCGGGTTGCTGTTCTTGTGGAACTCGACATCGTAGCCCGTGATGATGCCGTACCTACCCTGATACGCCTCGGCGTACTTGTCCACAAGGTCGGGGATGGCTTCGTAGTATTCCCCCAGCGCCATGTGCTGCGCGAAGGACTTCGTAGCAAGGTGCTGAAGGTGCGTAATGGTCGCGCTGTGGAACATGGTTCCGACAAAAAGCGCAGCGGTTTTTTCGTGAGAAGCCATGACTCTCCCCTATGGTACGATGATGCTAGACCCCTACAGGGAAGGATGCAAGCATGACTACTATCTCCGACGAATACCGCGCCCAGCAGGTTGAACTGCACACCAATCCCAACTATGGCGTGGCTTCCATCGCCTTTGCGCCCATCGTTGCAAAGTTAATCGTGGATAACGGCATCAAGTCGTTGTCCGACTACGGTGCTGGCAAGAAGAACCTGCAACGCGCCCTTGAGCCTGCGGGTATCTCGATTGACTACCGACCCTATGACCCAGCCTTTCCCGAGTACGGGCCTCCCGTAGAGGCTGATATGGTCTGCTGCATTGATGTGCTAGAACACATCGAACCTGACCGGCTCGACGCGGTGTTAGATGACCTTGCCCGTATCATGCCCCGGTTGGGTTTCTTCAGCGTCCATACGGGGGCGGCGGTCAAGGTGTTAAACGACGGCAGGAACGCCCACCTCATCCAAGAGCCTGCCCGTTGGTGGCTCCCCCGGCTCTGTGAGCGGTTCCACATCCACCACCTCCAGCACCATCAACTCATGGGTCAAGGCTTCTGGTGCGTCGTCAGCCGCGCTTGAAGCCACGCAACCGTTTCGGCAGGGTCACGGGCTAGGTACCACATCCCAAGCGGCTCAAACGCCATCTGGAAGCGTTCTTGACCCCTTCGCAGTTTGCCCGTCGGGGTCTTGATTTCGAGGAACGCCGCGAAACCGGGGGCGGTGACCAGTTTATCGGGTACGCCTTGACCTGCTAACCCGAGGTCGTAGACGGTAAACCCCGCCGCTCTCACGGCTGCGGTGATGGCGGCATCGTTAGCATCCCGGCGTGCGGCGTAGCGCATCAGAAAGACCCGTCGGCGTACTCGTACCACAGCCGGTACACCGCAATAAACTCATCCACGCCTTCGCCTAACAACTTTGGTTTGCCGAAAGGTGGCACCGAGTAAAACCGTCCGATGCGTAACCCGTTGTCCGTGTCGCCGCGCACTACCCAAACTTGAAAACCCGTAGTCCCTGCAAGTGCCTGTAAGGTGCGGCGCAGTCCTTCGGACATCCCCTCACCCTCGCGCTTCCACTCAAGCACGAGGAA